GTGGGCAGCGTCAGATGTGTATAAGAGACAGACCATGGACTGGATCGCCCGCGTGCCCGCAGCGGCCGCCCCGAACGGCGTCCCGGCCCCGGACAGATCACGGAACGGCGAGAAATAGGTCGGGGCCTCGCCCTTGGCCGCCGCCCCCAACTGCTCCCACGTCCGAATGAACGGCTGCCCGTCCTTCGAGCGCACCGCCTGGTCGTTGTAGACGAGCATGAGCCCGACGTCGCCGGGCGCGGTCACCCATACCGCATCGCGGTAGGCGTTCGGCTTCACCTGCCCGAGGTAGTCCGGCCGCAGGCCGCCGATCGTGTCGCGTGGCGGGGCGAAATCCTCCGGCTTCAACTGCTCGCGGAGCAACTGCGATCCGCGCACGATCTGCTCCATCGGCGTAGGTTCCGACTTCGGCACGCGGAACCGATCACCCGTGTTCCAGTTCGTGCCGAAAATGCCGTTGCTGCCATAGAACGTATATTTGAAGCCCAGCATGTCCTCGAACGCCTTCGTCGCCGCGTCCGATGATGTCATGCCGCCGACGACGTAGTAGGCCGCCAGCTTCTCGGCCTGGCCGCGAAAATCGTTAAACAGCGCAAGCCCGTCCGCCTGGCCCATGAGCGTCGACGCGAACGGCTTGAACGCCTTGAGCACGTCATCCTTGATCGTCTTGTCTTTCTCGCTGCTGTCGTCTTTGAGGATGTCGCTTAGCTTCATCGGCGCGAGCGCTGTCAGGATCGAGGCCGCCTGCGGCTTCACGCCGGAGCCCAGCACTCTCACCACCGGGCTCGCGTCCTTCTGGATTTGCCGGTAGACCTGCGGCCAGTACCGCCCCCATAGCTGGGCCTGCTTTTCGATGTTCTGCGCGATATTCGCGGGCTGGCCGTCGGCCGCCGGCTTCATGATGTCGAGCCCGATTTCCTGCACCACCGCCTTGGGCAGCACCGCGCGGTCGGCAGGATGTACGCCCACCCGGCCCTGCTCCTGCATCGTCACCTCGGCGAAGCGCTGCGCAGCCTGCTGCTTCTGCTCCGGCGACGCGAGATTATCCTTCTGGATGTCGGTCATCACGCGGTAGGCCTCCTGCACTGCGGGAAGCCGCGCGAGCGCATAGGCCGCCGGGTCTTGATCGCGCTCTTTCACAATCTGGTTATAGGCAGCCGCCAGTTCGTTGGCGCGCCGCGCGTCCTGCGCGAAGCCCTCGGCGCCGGGCTGCGGCTCGTACCGCTTCACCATCTCGGCGACCTGATCCGGCGTCATGGTGCCGAGCGTGTTCTTGTCGGCGTAGAGCTTCAATTCCTTGGAATAGTTGTCGTATGCCTTCATCGCGGTCGCGGTGTCTCCACCGTAGGCGTCGACGAAATCCTGCGGCACAAGCGGCTGCTTCGGCGCGCCGTTCCGGTTTGCTTCGGTGAGCGTGTCCTGCTGGCGCTGCACAAGGTCCGCCCGCAACTGCGCCGCATCGGACTGGTAGATCGCATAGATGCGGTTCATGTGCGCGAGCGCCTGCTGCTGCAAGCCGGGATTTCCGACCGTGCGCTGCAAGATGCGCTCAAATGCTTCCGACTTCGGCGGCAAGGGGCCGCGCATGCCGCCCTGCCCGTCGCCGAGGCGCCTCTGGATGTCCGCGACGTAGGATGACACCGACTTGCCGTTCCCGTCCCTGTGGTCCTTCTTCCACGGCGTCGGCGAGCCCTCGGGCGCGACATTGCCGGGGCCGGAGAAATACGCCACCGCCACCCGCGCGGCGTCGCCGTTGTATTGCTTATAGTAGTGGTCGATCATCCGGCGGCTGACGTTGTAATTGTCGCGCGGATTATTGATGTCCTCGCCGGGCTTCGCCCATTGCTTGAAGGTGTCGGGCATGATCTGGCCGATGCCGACCGCGCCGTCCGTGCTGTTGCCGACGTTTGGATTGCCGCCGCTTTCCTGCCGGATGATGGCCCCATGCACCTGATCGGCCGCCGGCCGCCCACCCGTGCGCCCGGTCTCCTGATCGGCGATCGCCGGTCCCTCGACCGCATCGTTGCGCGCGCGGAGCTTCTGATACATCTCCGGGTAGTTCGCGCCGGCGACGTCGCGGTTCTCCTCCAGAAGGTTCATCGCTCGCGCTGGGTCGCGCGTTGCCACCGCCTCGATGCGCTCCTTGATCGCGTCCGCCTTTGCCTTGGCGATCACCTCGCGTTTGATCTGGTCGGTCATGCCCGCGCCATAGACGGTCTCCGCCGCCTTCACGCGGAAATTGATGAAATCCGCCTCGCCGTTCTTAAATTCCGTGTCGTCATCGGCATAGTTGGCGATGTGCCGCAACGCTTGGCTCGCGCCGGTATTGTTGACGCCCTCCATCCATACCTGGCTCTGCCGGTTCGCGTGGCCGCCGATCTCTTGGAGCCACAGCGAGCGCATGCGTCGCGTCTGCATTTCATAGGCGTGCTTTTGCTGTGGCGTGCGCAGCGTTGCCCCGTACTGCTTGATGGCGTCGTCAAGCTGCTTCATGACAGGCTCGCGCTGGCGCATCGCGTCCTGCCCCTTCGTGCCCATGTAGCCGGTGTCCATCTGGATCACCTCGCCGTTCGGGCCTTGGCTGGTCTTGGTCGGGTCGCCTTTGCGCAGCCGATCGGAGAACTGCACAAGCTGGTTCACCTGATCGTCGACCGCCGCCGTGTCGTAAAATGCGTTGTAGGCGAACATGCCGGCTGCCGCAGCCTCGGCTCCGCGGCCGACCGCCGCGCCGAAGGCGTCCGCACTCGCTTGCGCCTGCTGTACCGGCGCGGGCGCGCGATCCGGCCTCTCCTCGGGCACGCCACCGGCATAGGGCACCCCAGCCATCTTAGATGCCTCCCATTACGCCAAAGCCCGCCCCGGCGCCGCCGCCAGCCGTTCCGCCAGGCGTCGCGCCGCCGCCGAACGCCCCGGACACGCTGGGCCACTTTTCCAGCAGCGTACCGCCGGCCTTGAGCGCGGCACCCCATGGGGCGAAATCCGCCTCGTATTCCTTGAGAACCGCCTGATTGCGGTAGTCCTCAGCCTTCACCCGGTAGCCGTAGCTTTCGAGTTCGGCGTTGTGGCGGACCATTTCGGTGTCGAGCTTCTGCTGCTCGCGCTGCGACACGCGAACGTCAAGCGCCGAACCAGTGTTCACGTCGACGCCGTTCGCCGCCAGCGACGTGAGCACCTTGCCGCCGACCGCGCGGCCCTTGAGAGACGACGCCTCAGTCTTGGCGAACCCGGCCTTGGCCGCGTATTCGGCATTTTGCTCCATCACCGTCGCGTTGTTGCGCGCGACCTGGGCGTTGTAGTTCGCGGCGTTCGCCGTCGCGATGCCTTGCGCCATCGTTCCAGCCGCGCTGACCACGGCCGCAGCTAGGGGGACGAACGCCATCAGGATGCCCTCGCAAATTCGCCGAAATACCTCTCAGCCGCACGCCTATAAGCAGCGGCAGCGTCGTCTTTGCTGTCAAAAAGCCCTAGATTTTTACTGCGCTGGTCGACCTTGATCGACGCATACCATTTGCCGCTTTGTTGCGACCAACTAACGCCCTTTACGCCAGACTTGTTGTTTTTGGACAGGCCACGGTTTGCACCGTTTCCACGACTTGTGGCGATCCGCAGGTTGGACCATGCGTTGTTACATCCATTGCGATCAGTATGGTCAATCTGCGCTGGCCACTCACCCGTCATCCAGAACCACGCCAGCCGGTGAGCGCCATGCTCCCGGCCATCAATAGTTAAGCGAATATAAGATCGTCCCTGATTTTTGATTGGCTCACCCTGTTTGTAAAAGGCTTTGGGTGACATTTCCCGGAGCGGAGTCCACCATCCTGTTTCAGGATCGTAAGAAAACTGCTCGCGCAGGCGCTCAAGCGTCAGCGTCTCCACGCGCCTCCTGTAACCCACGATCCCCTCCTCTCTATGCCGCCTCGCGGCGATACCTCAGCGCGACGCCAAAACCATCTCCGACCACCATACGCTGATCGGGCGTATCCATAAAGCGCAGCAGCATGCGCCGCCCCGCGCGCGTGTCGCTCGATCTCAGCGGCGAGCCGATCGGCAGGAATCCGAGGAACAGCGCAAAGCGCAACGCGGCCTCGTCGGTGCCGAGCGCGAGCGTGAAGATCTCGTGCTTGATCGTCATGATTTCCGCAAGCTGGCGCCGGGCCTCGCGCACGAGATGCACGGGATAACGCAGCGCGCGGTGCGAGAGCGCGAGCCAGACCTGCCCGCTTGGCTCCATGAGGCCGCCCGTCACGCCGCCGAGCGCCGCAAGCTGCCCGTCGATCAGCCACACGCGCCGAAAGGCCGAGTCCCGAAACCGCGCGGCAAGTTCGTAGTGGGCGTTGAAGCCGGTCACCGCCACCGCCTTGCGGTGCTCCATCCGCAGCGCGCGCGCCATCGCTCCGCAGTGATATTGTCTCGCCTCGACGATCTCAAAGGTCGGCATCAATCGCCTCCTTGCCGTCGGCCGGCGTCGGGCGTGTCGCCGTAATCGACCTCGGGCAACATCGCGAGCACGGTCACCGGTAGAGGATTTTCCTGCAACACCGCCACCTGCCCCGTCGTCAGGTATCCACCGTCCACAAACAGGCGCGTGTCGCCAGTGAAGATCGGCGTAAATTCCGAATTGTAGGGCGTGAAAACCTTGTCGGACGCGAGGTTCATGTAGTTCCATTCCTCGATCGTGCGCAACGGAATGAGGGTCGATCCGTCGATCTGATTGACCCCCACTTTCACGCGGCGCGACGCTTCCAGCCGCACCGTCACCGCCGCAATCTTCTTGCGATTGCCCTGCTCGTCGAGCTTCGGAAGGTAGACGCTCTGCAACTGCGCTGTGAACGGCAGGCCGACGCGCACAGAACTGCCATTCGAGCCGAGTGGAAGCACGCCATTGGACGGCACGACGGTCTCGACCATGGGATTGCCGTCGACAAGGCCGCCGAAGGTGGCGCCTGCGAAATTGCGCAGTCCGCTGACAGACGTGACGCCCGCGGTCATGGTCCACTCTCCAGCCGCCGCCGGAATCACCGCGCCGTTCGGCAGCACTTTGACGATCGGATTGGAGATATTGGCGATGACGCTCGTGGCCGAATTGAAAATCACGATGGTCGCGACGCCGCCGCCCATCCGGATGACCTTTCCAACATCGGAGAGGGAGAACACCGCGGCCGACGCATCGAATTGCGCATTGTTGTTAAGCACAACACTCGCCTCAAACCCTGAGCCAGTGCGCAGAGGATCGGTCACCACCACGCGAGGGTATATGTAGCCCGATCCCACCGCGCCGACGTTCACTGCGGTGATGACGCCGGACCCGTTGATGGTGAGGGTGACCGTCGCCCCTGTTCCGGGACCCTGCCCGTTGTTGTCGATGATCTGTGCGGTGCTGCCAGCAGAATAGCCCGTCCCGCCGGACACGATGCTTACAGACGTGCATTGCCCTGCGCCAACGGCGCTATTGGCGCTCAGCGTGGCTGCCGGCGTCTGCTGCGGCAGGCTGATCCCGCAATCGACACACCAGCAATCTTCTGTGGTGGGCCAGATGCGGCTGTTCATTCTCTCGATGGTGTAAGCTGCCCGGCCGCCAAATTCGCGATAGGCCGCGAGGTAGAGCCGATCGATCGGCAGTTCCGTGATCGATGAGACAGATTTCCAAAGTCCCTGCGTGTCGTGTCGCGCCCAGCCAATGACCTGCTCAGACCGCAGATAAGTCAGGCTGAGCAGATTGCCGTCGCTTCGCACTGCCCACAGGATTTTGTAGGGCTCCTCGCACCATGCGTGCTCGCGGATCGTATAACCGTTGAAAAGCTGCGTCGAATAAACGGTGAGATCGCCAGACCCATAAATGTTACCGCTGATCTGGTAAAAGATGCCGCGATAAATCGAGCCCTTCGCCTGCACAAACACGATATCCGAGTCGATGCGGATCGGAGGAACCGTCGGCGAGCATCCATTCTGCGCCTGCGGCTGATTGGATTGGCTGGCTGGCCCGATCGGCTGCGGAGAGAACGCGCTGCCACCTACACCAGTGAGCAACTGCGCATTGGCACCGGTGAACACCACGAGGCCACCCGGCATCGGCGTGAAAAACTGGATGCCGTTCACCTGCACCGACCACGGGCTGCCGATGATCGCATCGCTATCGATCGTCGGAATGCGGCTGTCGAAGTTCGTGTACGCGCCAGGCTGCGAACCGAAATAGGTATCCGGATTGTTTGTCGTGTAGCCGTGGAACCTTCGCTGCTGGAAATACCCCACCGTTCCCGGATAGGTGCCGCTCTGCGGGCCGACCGTAAGGGTCGCCGTGGCGCCGCTTCCGTCGCCCCCCACCGTCACCGTATCGGTCGGAGAATAATTTTCGCCCTCGTTATCGATGACAAATGCGACCACGCCTCCGCCAGCAATAATCGGCCGGATGATGGCACCTGATCCCGTGAGAGAGTTCACGGTCACGTTCGCTCCCGTGTATCCGGTCCCGGCGGAGCCAACAGTCAGGCCGAGAATCCTGCCGCGCGCAAAAGGATTGCGGTGCAGCGGCGGCACCTGCGAAAAATCTGGCACGATGTTCGTGTCGAGAAACTGCACGCCATAGGCTTGGCCCACAAATCCGAACAGCGCTCCCACGGGCGGCGTGGCGCTAATCCCAGGCGTCGCCTTATAGACGTTGTAGACGTTGACGCCGGACACTGGCCCCCAGGTCAGGCTGATTGTGCCGGCCGTTGCAGCAATGTTGACCGCACTCGCCACCTGTCCAATGTTTGAGGCTACGCTTTCCGTTCCATCGTCCGGGCTTACCGCCGTGACGACGTATTGGTAGGTCACCGCACCCGCTGCCGATGCCGTTCCGCTCAGGCCAGATGGAGCGCTCACATTCGCGGAATCGATCGCCGTCGTGAAGGCCCAATCATCGTTGGCATAACGAGCGAGGTCCTGCGGGGGATATTCCGTTCCCGTCTCTTGGTTCACGCAATCGATCGTCATCACATCGGCCGATTGCGTGAATTTCAGCCACTTCAAATCCTGCTCGTTATAGATCGTCACCACGGTATAGACCGGAGCGGCAATGCCGCCGCCGCTATATGGCGTGAAGGTCGCGCCAGGCACCGCCGCGCCATAGACGTCATAGAGGTCGAAGTCGTTGCCTGCGACATTCTGCGCGATATAGGTGTCGCCGTTGAGTTGCGTCATGCCGCCGACGCCGCTGATATAGACCCAATCGCCGTTCGCTATCGCAACAGGCGTCGTCCACACGACATTGAAGGTCGCGCCAGAGCCCGCACCCGATGTCGCAAACTGCGACACGGGATCGGCCGGAATTACCGAATAGCTGCCCGCCGTCGATACCGTCAGAACATTCGGCCCCATGATGACGTTGTTGAAGGTCGCGCCCGAGCCCGATCCCGAGGTCGCTCCTTGCGTCATCGTCGCGCCCGGCGGGTTCACCGTAAACGAGCCGCGGTTAACGATCGAAATCGTGGCGACCACTAACTGAATGGACACTCGCGCGGCAACCGCCGCACCGCCCGACCATGCCGTTGCATTTACAAGCTGCTCGTTGGCAACGTTCGTCGGATTGGTCGTATAGTTTCCGCCGTCCACGATCGAGTTGATCGAGGTCACCGTACCGCCGCCGCCGATCGTGATGTTGATGACAAAGCGTACTCCGAGGCCCGTGCTCCCCTCGACATTATAAGAGCCCGGCGTTCCACCGCTTCCGGCGTTCACCAAGGAGATGTTCGCAACATTGCCATTAAGGGTCGTGGTAGCGACCACCACCTGCGACTGCACCGTTTGCGTGCCGCCGGCGAGGCTGATCGTGTCCCCCGGCGCGTAGCCGGACGTTCCGCCTGAATTGACGCTGATCGCCGCGATCGTGGTGTTCACCACCGTGAGCACGGCGCGCGTCGTGAAAGTGCCCCCCGCAAGGCTCACCGTGTCCCCGGGCACGTAAGAGACCGCCACCGCCCCAAGGTTAGCGTTCGCCGAAACGACGCTGCGCACTGCCGGCGCTGTTACCCGTGGAGGGGTCGCTGTCGTGATGCCGGTGATGCCGAGTTCGCCCTTGGTAACAAGAGCGCCGTCATAAATGACGCGCATGTAGCCGTGGCCAAATTCCAGCACCAAGCCCTGCTCGATCGAAAACTGGAATGGAATCAAGCGCGGCGGATAAGCGCGGCCGGTCTGCTTGGAAAAAGCGCAGTATTCGGTGCCAGCCCGGCTATAAGCACCGCCGCGGTAGCCTGGATAGAAGTTCCGCATGGTCGCGGCGCCGGTCTGGAACCGCGCAAGATCGACATGCCCGAATAGCGACGGGCTGATTTCGCCCGCCGCGAACGAGGTCTTAGGGGCTGGCAGCGTCATCTGTCACCTCAGTAAGCGGTGCCGTCCCCGAAGGAGACCGCATCCCAGCCGCCGCCATATGCCCCGCCGAACGGATCGCCGCCGCCGTAACCGGCATAGCCAGACCAATTATAAGGCGAGCCGCCCGTCGCGCGGCCGTTGATCCAGTCCACCTGTAGGTCGCTGCTGAACGTACCCTCGTTCCCGTTCATCGCTCGCGCTTCGGTGATCCTTTGCTTGGCGATTGCGATCTGATCGGCGCGCAGTTGACGCCCCATCTTCACGTCGCCCTTCTTCGCCCAAACGGGCATGCACATCTGGCTCGCGAGATAGGCGACAAGCGCCTGCCGATACATCGGGTCCCACACGCTTGGGTAAAGCATGACCGCAGTGTAGACGCACTGCGCATAGCGCACGTTCGTCAGGATCACGGTGCGGCCTTGTGGGCTCACGCCTTGAACGTCCCAGTAGTTTTGTCCCTGCTGTGGCGGATAATTCGGATCGGTCGCAATGACGAATTTGGCCGGCCTGATCGGAGTGCGCAGAAACGATCCGCCGATGCCGGTGGTCTGCGGCACGTCGGGGTCAGATGCCTGAATGTTCCCGGACGGGATGTCGGATGCCTGATTGGCCCAGTTCCATGGAATGAAGCGAACCCGGGCACAATCGGTCGGATATGCGTACTCGTAAATCCACGGGATAGGCACCTGCGTGCCAACGTCGGCCGTGTTGCCTGTGCGGTCTGCGAGCAGCGTGAGCGGCGCGGTCTTGCGTGCAAAGTCCCAATTTGCTCCACGCAACATATGCAAATGGCATTGCCAGTATTGGCGCAAGGCTACTTGCGCGGCATCACTCCCATCCTCAATATCTCCAAGACTATATCCAGCGCCTACGGCATCCAGCGCCTCATTGACTACATCTGTCGGAAGGTTTGCCATTGCGCTTCTCTCAGAGGGTCGGCCCCGTGCCCACGGGGTCGGCCCTTGTTATTTTATATCACCCCTGATTGCCGCGCGCGTCGATTTCGGACGCCTTGGCGTCGATTGCCTCCAGCTTTGCCGCCTCCATGTCCTTGAGTGCTGGAGCGAGCCTCTGGCCCAGCGCAGCCGCAAATGCTTCGGTGAATCCGGGGTCCCACGTTGATGGGTTGGTGACCTGCCCGACGTAGTTGAGGAAGGCCCCAGGAACATTGCAGAGGATCACACGGCGCGCGGGCGTATAATAGTTGTCGTTCGTTACCGTGAACGCATTCGGCCTCGGGTCAAAATTGATCCCAAACAGCGGCGTGTTCACCACCGACTTCACTCGCAGGCAATCGGACGGATAGGTGTATTCGTAAAGCCAGCCGGGCGGCGGGTGGCTTGCTCCGCTCCAAGTGTTTGGAGGAAAATATCCGGTCGGCGGCGCCTGCTTCAAAAGTTCAAGTGCGAGCGTCCGCTTGGCGAAATCCCAGTCGCCATCGCGCATCAATTCGTCGCGCGTCTGGCTATAGACGGTGAGGGCAAGGTTAGCCGCTTCGCTGCCGTCATAGATATGGCCGATCAGCAGCTTGTAGCCCATGCGCGCGAGCGCAAGGTTTACGATGTCGGCGACCTCTGTGATGACCGTGGCCATTTAGTCGACGCGCTCCTCGGCGACCTTCGAGAGCGTCATCGCCGCCTGCATAAACTCCTTTGCCGCCGATGGCTTGCCGGCGGTGCCCATGGCAAACTGGCTGGCGAGATAAAAGACAACCGCCTGCTCAAAATCAGCATCCCACACATCGGGGCCGGGATTGTTGTTGTAGAACGCGCGCGCGCTCGCGAGGTTGGTCCAGATGACCTTTTTCTGTTGAGCGCTGACCGTGTTGTTGCCTACCGACCAGTTGACCGGAGCGGGGTTGTACGCATCGGAAATGGTCCCGGGGATTAGCTGCCAGACTTGGATGCCGTTCGTCGGGTAGAGATATTCCTGCGTAAACAATCCTGACGGCGGCGTGTTTCCGGTCGCGGACAGGGTGACGATCCGACGAGCGGCGTCCCATCCCCACCATCGCTGCACAGCGGCGACGGCGGCAGGATAGAGCGTCGCCGCTGCGCGCCCAAACGTCGATGTGTCAAAGGTCGGCGACACGCCGGTGACCGGCGGAGCGTTATTCCCCACCAGCATAAGCGCCTGATTGACGACTTCGGCATCCGTAGGCATGGCCTATCTCGGAGCGTCCTTCTTGTGCTGGGCCAGTTCGGTCTGGAGCGCCACCACGCGGGCACGCAACATCTCAACCTCGACCGCCAGCCGCGAGTTGGCGACCATCAGTTCGCCGATGATCGTCTTGATGCGCTGCTCTGCCGGGTCGGGCTGCGGCGGCGCGCCCGCGCTGGATTGCTGCTGAGCAAACGCGGGTGCCGTTAAGGAGGCGACGATCACAGACGCGACGAGAAGGCGACGCATGCTTTTTCCCCTTGGATGCGGGAGACCGAAGGCGGCGTTCTGCTCGCGCCAGCCGCGTCTCCAGTTCCTTTACTGCATTGACCAGCGTGGCCACCATAACGCGATCGCTCACGGTGTACCACTCCTTACCGTCTGCCTGCTTCACAAGCCACGCTGCGGCCGGAACATGCTTGACCACGTTCTGCGCACCAAAGCCGACCTGCTCAACATCGGTTGGCTCGTTGAACACGCCCTTCCAGTGATAACGGATCGGCTTCACGCCGCGGAGCGCCGCGAGGCCAAGCGTGTATGCACCGTCAATGTCCTTCAATCTTTCGTCGGACGAGCAGGTAGTTGCAATCCCCGCCGTGGTGGTAGTCGGCGTCCCGCTGCACCCGGCAGTGTTGTTGATGTAGTAGGTCGTCGCGACATTGAGCGTGCCTATGCCCTTGTCCCCGCCTGTGGCGGCACCGATAAAGACGCCACCAGACGCGCCAATGGCCATGTTGGCTCCGCCGCCCGTGTCGGTAAACGATGTGCCGCCATTTCCGTTCTTGATCCGCAGTACGTTGTCTGTGGCAACGCCCGACAGCGTGAACTTGCCCATCGCCAATGCGTCGATCGATGCGTTGTCGCTATTGCGCTGCATCCATACGGCGGCGCATGGCGTCGAACAGTCCGTCGTATTGTTCGGGCCGAGCGTGAAAAATTGAGAACTGGTGATCGTGATCGACGGATTCGTCAGCGTCTTATTGGTGAGAGTGTCCGTCGTCGCCCTGCCGACGAGCGTGTCCGTCGCTGCCGGAAGAGACAGCGTGACCGTGCCGAGAGCGCCGGTCACCGGCTGGAGCGTCACCGTTCCGGAAGTGGCATTGCCGAAGGTGACAGAGCCCAACGTGCCGCTCGCGCCCAACGTGATTGTCGACGATGCGCTAATCGTGTTTGCCGTAGCCGCGACCAGGACGGTTCCGGCCGCCGTGGTGTTCGGATAGCTGGTGGTAGTCGCCGCCCAATTGGTTCCGTCCGCTCGTAGGATTGCGCCTGTGGCGGTCGCAGTAGACGGGAATGTCGCGGTGGTCCAGCTTGGTGCCGACGTGCCATTGCTTCGGAGCAACTGTCCCGTCGATCCAGCCGCACTCACGGCCGCATCCGTCGCGGACGACCCATAAAGCACGCCGCCCTGCGTCAGGCCGGACCAAGTAACCGCACCCGTCGTTGCGCTGAGAGAGAGCAAAGCCGGAACGCTGATCGCCGGGGTGCCGGAGGCATTCGGCAGGGTAAATGTTGCGGTGCCCGCCGCTGCCTGCGGCGTGATGGTCACCGTGCCCGAGGTCGCCCCGGTGAGAGCCAACTGCCCCGTTGCACTGCCGGCGACGCCAACGGTCAGAACCGGGCTCACCCATGTGAGATTGGCGCTGGCCCCGAAATTACCAGCGTTGTTGAACTGCACCTGCGTATTTGATCCGGCCGCCGCGGAGGCAACGCACCCGGACCACGACATGGGCGTGCCGTATTTCAGACAGTCGCCAGCGGCACCAGCATTGGCCGGGAGCGCGAAGTTCCATGCCACGCCCCCAGGCGTGCCTTGGATCGTCACGTTCGCCGTCGACAGCGCGATGTCGTTGTAGTTGGTCACCGAGGCACTGGTGAGCGGCGTCGTGACCGTGGTGTAGACGTTCTCGCGCGCCGCGAGCAGAGACGCGGTGGTGATGTTGAGCCCGGACGAGAACGACGTGAGCTTGTTCTGCTGCACGATGACATTGCCGGAGGTCACCGACACGCCGCCGTTATAGAGCAGAGCGCTGCCCGTGTTGGAAACGCCGACCAGATCGTTGCGGGAAAACTCGATATTCCCGATCGTGCCAGTGTAGGCCGTGATGACGCCGCCGTCGTCGTTCCGCAGGTCCATGTAAATCGGAGACGTGGAGACGGTAGCAGTCTGGATCAGCTTGTTGTCGTTGATCGAGATATTACGGAAGAAGCTCTGCGCTTGCGTGACGCCGAAGGCTGCGCCCGAGGTCAGGTTGACGAACCTGATCTGATTGCCCAGCGGACCGGTGGCAAAATTGTTGAATATCTGAATGTTTTCGGCGACGCCGACCTGCGCGATCGGGAAGGCAAAATTATAAAACGAGTTCCCGAATACCTTGATGTCCGTACACGGCGAGGAATAGTCGTAACTCGCGCACACGACACCCCACTGCGCCAGTGCGCTCAACGAATAGAATTTGTTGTCAAAGACGTTGACCTGCTGCGCGCCGTACACACCGCCGGCGGCGCGATAAATCTCGACGCCCTCAATGCTGAACGCATAGTTGAACGGCTCCGCGCTCGCGTTCCAAGAGACGTTGTTGCCGTAAATAGACGCGGGCCACGTCGACGAGAGGCGCATGAACTGCGCCATCGCATTGTAGATCGTGTTGTTTCGCACGACGGCATTCTGGCTGTTGCCGTAAAAGTCGATGCACCCCAGACGATAGGTGCCCGAAAGGCCGGTGTCGTTATTATCCCGGCCGCAGTAATCCATGTAGTTGCCTTCAACCAGGACGCTCCCCGTCGTCCCGGAAAAGACCATGTTATTGATGCCTTTGTTCGAGGCGAGCGGATAAATCGGAGGGTTTGGCGCTGGCGAGGCGCTGTTGATGTATTTGTTATTTGAAACCTCGACCTTGCCGCCAACGGTGACGAACGAGCTGTGAGATAGCGTCACGAAATTGGTTGGCACCGTCCCGGTGAAAAGACTGTCGCGGATAGTGATGTCCGCCGTCACATTGTAGAACTGCAACGAGTAGGTATAGAGGTTCAAAAACCGGTTATTGAGAAGGGTGATCTTGCTCGTGCCGGAAATCGACGTGAATGCGAGCGGCGTGTTCTGCCAGTAATTCGCGAGCCCGGCATAGGCCGCTAGCGCGCCGCCGTTCATGTTGAA